CAGCTTCGGGATGCGATCCGCGCTCGTTTCGGGGTGCAACTCGTTATCCACGATCAGGACGCGCCCCGCCTGCGGGATTTGGAAACCCATCCACGGCTCGCCCCTGGCAACGCAGATGGCAAGTTGGTTGACAAGAAAACTTTTGCCCATTTTTGGGCTGCTGATACAGTTCAGGGTCTCCGAAGACCGCAACAGCCCATCGATGATGGGCCGCCGCAACTCGGGGCACCTCGCCACGAGGGCGCAGATAGGCACAGGCTGCAAGCGTGCCGCCGGGGCTGCCGGAGGTGGCTCCACGGCCTGCACAGCCTCTGCCGGGCCGCTCACGGCCTTACGCTCGGCTGCGAACGCGTTCGGTATCTGCCGCTGGTTCAGGTCGATCAGTTCATCCGCGGTGAGCCCAAGCGTGGCCGCCCGCGCCATGATCCGCGGCCCGGCCTCGGCAATCGACCACCCGCGCGCCTTCATGTCACAGGCCACCGTAAAGACGGTGGTGCGCCTGCCCTGGCGCATCACAAACCCTTCCTCAAGGAAGCGCCTAGACAGGTCGGAGAGCGATCCGGCCGCCGGTGTGGCCGCTGGTGGCATCATCACCGTCCCCCCCTCCTGCGGGGCGGGGAACTCGTCAAGAGTCCATATGTGATCCGCTTCGCTTTCATGCACCACGCACAGCGGTTGCTCGGGGTACTTCCAGTTGTGGAAGCCAGGCACGCGCATCACCCGCGGCGCATCAGTCACGCTGGAATCGGAACCCAGCCGGTGGGCCAATGCCTTTTGGTATCGCGTCCACTCGGCTAGGTCGGTCATCGGCTCCGCCAACCGCCACCACGCGTGGATGCCGCCGCCCGTCTTTACCACCACGGTGGGTTCAGGGATGTTGGCTTCACGCCACGCCATGCGCGCTTGCTCAACCGTGGTACCGCCATCGAAATCAGCGAACAGGCACCTTGCCAACGCCACATCGGTGGCCTTGCCGCCGCGCCCGCTCCGGGGGTTGGCCCCGAAATACACATGCTGGCCCTTCGCCACCGTCGCGGCAAGCTGCGCGATCACGCGCGACGCTTTTGCCTGGGGAACCCAGTCGCGCACCCCTCCGGGTCCGCCGATGGTGCGGAACTCAATCAGGTCATTCGCTTCGAAGATCAGGCCCAGCAGTTGGTACGCGGACTCAATCGCCGCGGCTGCTGCATCGGTAGTGGTCACTTGGAATCCCCAAAGCAATCCCAACCCTTCGAAGCTGCATACGCGTTGGGGTCCATGTTTATGCGCGAAAGCGTTCGGCGCAGCGCGTCACGATCAGCACGCAATTCCGCCATCTCTTGACGAATTTGCTCGGTCTTCTGATCGTCGTTCCGATCCGTTTGCACGCGCTCTAGGTAATCGTTTCGCTTCCTAAAATCCTCGCACCGCTCGCGCAGGTAATCGGCGCGCTCTTCCCATGTTTTCGCTTGCTCGCGCAGGGTCGCAATGGCCGCGATGGCGCGGGCAATCAGTCCGTGCGGCTTGGTGCATACACGCTGCAAATCGCGCAACAGCGCGTCATACGGTTCCATTCGATTCCCTTTGCATGGTGTGCATCGGGTTCAACGCGTCACGCGGTACCCAATGCTCGGGCTGGTTGTAATAGGTTTGCAGGAACTCATCTCGCCGCGCCTCATGGCCCCACATCCACCCGGCAAGCCTCACCTGGCCGTAGCTCTTGGTGAGGCTCGTGATGGCCAGCACATAGCGCCTATCACCGTGATCTCGCGGCCGCACTACCAGTTGCCCGTTCATCCAGCCGGTGGAACGCACCTCAATGTCCGGCTCAACATCCACCGCGCCTTTCACATACTGCACAGATGGTTCATAGCCGCGCACGCCAAACCACTTGGCTACGGCTAGTTCACCAGCAGCGCCGCCGAACTCGTGTTGCTCGCGCTCGGTGAAAATCCGATCCATGATGCACGCGTGGTTCAGCCCGTTCGCTGCACCAAACGCCATGCGCGCTTCGGCCACGCGCTCGCATAGCTCTATTTCCGCGTCAGTAAGTTCCACCGTAACCATCGGCATCCTTGCCGCGGATCGAATCCGCTACAGGTGTTGAGAAGTAACCCCATTAGCCGGGGCGGCGAGAACTCAACCGCCCCGGCCTTTCCGGGGGTTTGTTAGAAGGGAATCCCATCCGCGCCGGGCTGCACCGCCTTGCGCCCAGGCTTCGCGGCCGTAGCCGTGGTGCGCTGCTGGGTGGGGCGGATGAAATCGCCCGCCTTGGCGCGCCCGTTCTGCGAGTGGTACACGCGCAGCAGGATTTCGCGCCCCTCAAGATTCGATTCCTCAAACCGCTTGGTGGCTGTGTCGATGTGCGGCAACATGCACGCGTCCAGCAGTTCGTTCAAGCGCATGATGCGCGTCACCGCGATGTCCTCAAACACCTTGTACCGCTGGCCGCCCGTTTCGATGTCGAACCACAGGGTTACCACCAAACCGCGTGGATTGTCGGGGGTCTTCATGTTTTCGAAGGGGCTTTCGCGCCCTTCCGCCTTGCTGATCGTGGCGGTGTAGGTGCCCTCGGGGCAGGGGCCGCCTGCGCCGCTCGACTTGCGTGCCTTGTCCTCGCTGCTTCCGTGAATCAAATCAATCATTGCTCCGAACCTTTCTCCAGGCGCGCGGCCTGCTGTTGAAGTGCCTTCAAAATCAACCCATCCACCTCGGATGGATCAGTTCCCAAATCAACCGTCTTTCTTGCAGCTGCTACCGCTTGTTTCGCGGCCAGCGCGCTATCTGCCTCCACCGCGGTGGTGGCTTCGGCTAGTTCCTCATCGCCCTCGGTGGCACCGCTGAACCCGAAAGCGGCTTTCAGGCAATGCGCTTCGGCGCGCGTTCGCAGCATGTGCAGCGGCTGGGTGCGCCAGTTCGGGCTTGATCCCTTGAACTCCGAAAGCCAGCAGGTGAACTCAAACTCACCGCCTTCCGTGGTGGTCACCTTGAAGGTGCAGGAATCCACAGCCCCGGCAGCATCGCGGTGGTAGATGCAAACGCCGGAGTGGTAGCGACCCGATTCACGGGCCAGCCTGCGCCATCCGTCGATGCTCACATACAGGCACAACCGGCCACCGAAGGCAAGCGGGTACACCTCTTTTCGCAGCGGGTCGAGCCCGTAGGTCTTCATCATCTCCGCAAGCGCCATGCGATCCACATGGCTTGCGTTGCGAGGCATCACCTGTTCGATCACGCGTTCAATGTGCGCCGCATTGGGAACGGTTGCTAGGTCACTCATCGGGCAAGCCCTTCCTCAAGCTGCCGCCGCGCCCAACTCGCAAGACCGATGCGTTCGATGCGATCCGGATAACCGGGCCATCGGTCTGTTTCGCGGCAAATCTTGTAGTCCGCGATCAAGCGGCGCATGTCTGCTTCGAAGTAATCCATGTCGGAATCGTCCATCGCGTACACAGCCACGCCGTGCGGCGCGGTGTTCTCGACGCACAGGAATGCAAAGCCACTCACATTGAGCCCCGCGATGCGAGCCACGCGCCGATAGAACGCGGCCTGCAACCCGTATCCAAGGTTCCACAGGGCAGACTTGAAACCGGGGTAGGACGCGTCGCGGCAGGTCTTCAGGTCGATCACCCAGCCGGTGGCGGGGTCATACCCATCTAGCCGCGCCTTCAACTGTGTGCCTGTGTGCGGGTCTTCCGCAAACACGGAAAGTTCACGCTGGGTAGCCATCTCCAGCATGGCGCGGCACGAATTCGACGCGTGAACCGCGGCAACCATGCCCGCCACCGCTTCGCCCTGGCTGGCATCAAGGATCAACTTGTGCCCGTTCAGAACCTCAAACGCGCGGAACTCGGCCTTGCCTGCGGTGGTGCGCTTGTCGCACTTCGGCGCTACCGCCACCTCTGCCGTGTACATGTCCGGGGTCAGGATCGCGGTATGCACCGCGGTGCCCATGTTCATCGCGTCATTGCTCTCGCCATGCTCCATTTGGTAGCGAGCGTGCAGCGGTGACTTGGCAAGCATCGCCTTCATAAAGGTGGAGGACAGCGCAGGCACCGCGTGGTAGTCCGCGGCGGGGATGTGTTCACGAACGCCAAGGGCTACGGTGTTAGCGGCCACAACGCAACCCCTAGGCCAGCGCCAAAAACTCACGATCGCGCGTGATCGCTTCGCGCAGCTTCGCAAGCGCCTTCTGCTCGTGGTACCAAACGGTCTTGGGATCGCAGCCCAGCACCTCGGCAACTTCAACAAGGCTCATCGTCCACCCCCAGCCAGCGAGCGGATGACGCGAACGCCACGGGTCAGAAGCGGCACCTCGGGTGCGGGCTCAACCTCATCCTCGGAAATGTCTCGGCGATAGTCCCCCTGGCCCAGCGAAACGAGCGGCGCGCAATCCTTCCGGCGCTCCTGCTGCATCACGATGTGCGCGGCCGCAAGGATGGCCACCGGGTGGATAGGCGTGGGGAACTCGTCAAGCGCCTTCGCCAAGCTGTACATCTTGTGCATGGACACAAGGCGCACCCACTCGGCATCTTTCGAACATCCGCCAGCGTCCAAGTTCTGAATGGCTAGGCCAACATCCTCAAGAATCTTCCCGTAGCGATTGCGATCCATGCGAAGGCTCCTGCTGCGTCAGCAGCAATTGCGCCTCATGCATCAGCACCAACGCCCCCTCGGGGTGCGCGTGCTGGGTAAGCAATAAGGCGGCGGCTAAAAGCCGCTCCGCACGATCAAGTAGGCTCACAGTTTCGAATCCTGTAGCGCCTACTGCAACTGTCGAACACATCGAAGACCAGCCCGCGTGGTGGATTCAACGGCCATTGGCGCGAGGCGCGAGCTGGTCGCCGAAGTGTTCGCATTGATAGGTGCGCTCATGGCCATTGCTGAATCCACGGGTAACCTATCGACCGCACTAGTTTTCATGGGACAGTTTTTCGATATTTTTCCGCCGCGGCTTTCTGCGGCCTCGCGCAGCCTGGGTTCCCGGTGGCGTAAGTACCTGTGGGTTTGGTCGATAGAGCGATGCCTTACTAGGCGCTGAATTAGTTCCGGCGGGGTGCCATTCTCAAAGCTCTCGGTGATGTATCCGCATCGGAACGAATGGAATCCGTACCTGCCGGATAGCCCAGCCGCCTTCAAATCGGTGGCCAGCCCCTTGTAAGACACGGTGCGGGCAAACACCTTGGGCCCGGTCTTGGCCTTCCGCATCTCGCGCAGCAGTTCAACCGCTGCATGAGAAAGCGGGATGTGATCCCGGCGGCGGGCCTTGTCCAAGCTCACCACCATTGTTCCCGCCTCTAGGTCAATGTCGCTCCACAACTGCGCGTGGGCCTCGCCGCGCCGGATGCCCGTAAGCGACAGCAGCCGGTACAGGTTGGCGCGGTTTTTGGCGCTGGCTCGGATGGCGGGAGATGCGCCCTCGGTGATCTGCTGGGTGGCGTGGTCGATTAGCCGCTGCACCTCGGCATCGGTGAACGCGTCCCGGCCTTGTCCAGCCCGGCCGCGCGGCCCTGGCACATGCGCCCACGGGTTCGATTCGATTAGCCCTTGGATCAGCATCCAGCCCGCAAAGCGGCGGCACGCGCTCATTCGGTTCCGGATCGTTTGCGGGGCAAGCGTGCCCCCGCGGGTCATGTCCCGCAGCCATTCAATGCAGGAAGCGGGGGAAATCTCCGCCGCGTGCGCCTTCACATGCTCCAGCCAATCCCGCACCCAGCGCGCCGCTTGGCGGACATGGTATTCCGCTTGCCCATCAAGCTCGCGGGTAGCCACAATCCACGCGTCTACCTGCTGAAGTAGGTCTACCCCTGTTTTTACGCTAAAAACGG